ACTCGAAGCGCAGGTTGCAGCAGAACAAGCCGCTGCTCAACAAACGGCGGCAGAGGTGTTGGCACAGGAACAGGCCGCAGCGCAGACTGCCCAGACACAAACGCAAGAAGTCCGAACAGAATCGGCCTCAGCTAAGATAGATCAGGCCAACCAAAAACAGGTTGTTGCCGATGTGGCAAACCAAAATCTGTCTCAAGCGGCTAATCAAGGTGCTGATTCAGCGACAATAGAGACTTTGACTCTCGATGCGACACTCAAACAACAGGATGCGGACGCCGCTGCACTAGAGGCAGAACTAGCGGTCGCTCCTGATCCTACACCCGTTTACCAAGCTCCAACACAAGGGGAGCTTTTGCAGGCGGCTGCCGATGCGGATACAGGGCCATTGTTTACAACGCCCACGGACCTCGGGACAGTAGTACCCAGATCGACTTTTGGGCTGGTGCCGCAAACGACAGGTATTATGAGTTTCTTGGGTCAACCGGATTTCGATGTCTCTGGTGCTATAACAGACTATACGTCTGGGTATCCAAGCAGTCAGGATATGCAGATTAAACAAACATTTTATCCGTTCCAGCAGGTGACAGACGAAGAAGCCCAAAACCAGTATATGGCGGAGGTATTTAAGCCCGTGGCTGACATGTCACAGTTCCGACCCGCACTGACCTTTGGAGAAAGACAACAGACAAGAGAGAAAGGCTCTGCGTCAGATCGATCTGAAACACCAACTGGCGATCTTAACACGGGTGCCCCCGCCTCTGCACCGGGGCAATATGGATTGGATTCTAACCAGATGTACCAGTGCCCTCAAGGTTACACTTTAGCCTTTGTCAATGGCAGGGCCACATGTAAGAGTACGTCCCGTAAAATAGCTAGAAAAGATGTACCGCCAGAGGTAATCACGTTAGGGGAGACAGCATAGATGGCAAACGGTGACACACCCCAAGTATCTTTGATGGACCGAGAAGGCGGTATACTGTCAGATGAGGATCTAGAAGCGGTCGAGGTAGAAGCTCTACCTAACGAAATGTCACGGATCACCGACATTGAAGGCATAGAAATCATCCAAGAAGAAGACGGTGGTGCCTCAGTAGACTTTGATCCTATGCGTAGCAGGGACCGTGAAGATGACTTTTACGACAATCTAGCGGAGTTTTTGCCTGATTCTGTGTTGGCCCAGGTATCAAACGAACTTACTGACCAGTATCGATCCAACAAAGCATCCCGACAAGATTGGGAGGATGCGTATTCCAAGGGCCTTGAACTGTTAGGTTTTAACTACGAAGAGCGAACAGAGCCTTTTCGGGGCGCGACCGGTGTAACACACCCGCTTTTGGCAGAAGCAGCGGTCCAGTTCCAGGCGCAGGCGTTCAACGAACTGCTGCCAGCGGATGGTCCTGTACGCACCACGGTCCTCGGGACACAGACTAGAGCCAAAACAGAGCAGGCATCGCGTGTTCAAGGGTTTATGAACTACTACATTACTAATGTAATGGAAGAATACACGCCAGAATGCGACCAGATGTTGTTTTATTTGCCTTTGGCGGGGTCTACCTTCAAGAAAGTGTACTTCGATGACGCTCTGGGTAGGCCGGTTTCTAAATTTATACCGGCAGAACACCTTGTTGTACCCTACGAAAGCAACGATTTAGAGACTTGTCCGAACATTACACACACTGTTCGTATGTCTTTAAACGATTTACGCAAGCAACAGGTCAGCGGATTCTACCGGGACATCACCGTTTTACCTTCTCAGGGCGAAAGTACGTCTGTTTCAGACGAAATTGACTACATTGACGGCACAAAAGCCACTGGAATTGATTACGATTGCACTTTATTGGAGTGCCATGTCGATTTGGACCTTGAAGGGTACGAAGATACGGACGACGAGGACGAGCCGACAGGTATTAAGATTCCGTATGTTGTAACAATTAGCGAAGACAACGGGAAAGTGCTGTCTATACGCCGAAATTACCGCGAAGAGGACCCTTTGAAGGCCAAAATCCAGTATTTTGTGCATTACAAGTTCCTTCCGGGCTTTGGATTCTACGGAATGGGCCTCATTCACACCATTGGTGGCTTGTCAAGGACTGCGACGGCGGCTTTGAGGCAACTTATTGACGCTGGAACGCTTTCAAACCTTCCAGCAGGCTTTAAAGCTCGTGGCTTACGGATCAGAGACGACGATGACCCTCTGCAACCGGGTGAATTTAGAGATGTAGACGCTCCTGGGGGTCAAATACGTGATTCTTTGATGCCTTTGCCGTTTAAAGGGCCGGATGGCACTTTATTTCAGCTTTTGGGCTTCGTAGTCAACGCAGCACAGCGATTTGCAACGATTACAGACATGAAAGTGGGGGATGGCAACCAGGGTGCGGCAGTCGGCACCACCATCGCCATGATTGAGCAGGGTGCGCGGGTAATGAGCGCAATTCATAAGCGTCTTCACTATGCCATGCGGATAGAATTTAAGATTCTTGCGCGAGTGATGTCAGAAAGTTTGCCGCCAGTGTACCCATATGAGGTTCCTGGAGCAGAAGCGGCGGTCAAATCAGAGGATTTTGACGAGCGTGTGGACGTTATGCCGGTCTCTGACCCCAATATATTTTCTCAGAGCCAACGTATAGCCATAGCGCAAACAGAGCTTCAGATGGCAATGCAGGCCCCAGAAATACACAATATACCCGAGGTATACCGTAGGGTGTACGACGCACTGGGTGTGAAGAACGTAGACCAGATATTGAAGGCAGATACGCCAGATGAGGTAGTGCCAAAGGACCCCGCACGGGAAAACATGGACGCACTGGAGAATGTGCCACTGCAAGCCTTCAAAGGGCAGGACCATATGGCACACATTCAGTCTCATTTACTGTTTGTAACGGGCGGGATTGCAGCTTCACTACCACCGATAGCCCTAGCAATACAAAAACACATATTGAACCACGTTCAATTGATGGCAGAAGAGCAGGCTGAACAGGCGTTTGCCCAGCAGAATCCGAATGTAGCTCTGGTTGATCCTCAGTCAAATGCACCGCTACAAGCTTTAATAGCGCAATTTGTAGCTCAAGGTATGCAGCAAGTGGTGGCGTTGGGTCAGCAAATACAGGCCGCAGGTCAGCCGCAAGAGCAGCAAGGCCCAGATCCGTTAATTGGACTGAAACAACAAGAACTTCAGTTGAGAGCACAACAAGAACAGAACGACGTCCAAAGAGAAGAGGCGGAGTTAATGTTGGAGCGGGAGAAACTGGCACAGAGAGAAGCAAACTTCCAGCAGCGTTTGGCAAGCCAAGAGGCTCAGACACAAGCTAGGATTGATGCGGGAATACAACGAGAGCTTTTGAAACAGAGAGGTGACTAATGGCTACAGTAAAAGTAAACGGTGCTCCACCAAAAGAGCCACCAGCAGCGGTTAATTACGCTGATATAGAGGGTCAGGGCAGGATTCCTTACAAGAAGATCGAAGAGGAAGCCACCCCGAATACGCAATATGCGAAGATTACCCGTGGTAAAAAGCGTGGTATGGGCGCGGCGGAGCGTGGTGGAAAGTTCACAATAGCGTGAACTAAAGGTTTTGTTTGTTCTTTGACTGCGATAGTATCGGATACAGTCGGACAATAAACGATAAGGATGACTATTGAACGAACTTGACGTGGTGCAGTTTGTACAAAAAACACTGAAAGGTCGCAAAGCCCAAATTCAAGAACTCATGGCTGAAGGCGGGATCAAAGATATGGAACATTACAGAGAGTGCATGGGTGAGATCAGAGCGTGTGATTACGTCTTGGTTGAACTTTCTGAAATGCTTGAAAAACAGGAACAAAGAAATGCCTGATACGAATAAAGCAGAGGACTTGTCCGAATGCTATGTCGCAGAAGAAGATCGGGTGCTAGACCCGACGCTTGCCAGTAAAGAAATAATCGACAGATTGCCCCAGCCCACAGGATGGCGTGTACTGATCGCACCCTTCAATCCTCCTAAGAAGTCCAAAGGCGGCATCTTACTTAACCAAAAAACTCTTGACGAAGACGCAATCCAAACAAACGTGGGTTATGTGCTTCGCATGGGACCGTTGGCTTACTCAGATAAAGAGCGATATCCAACTGGACCGTGGTGTGAAGAGAAACAATGGGTCATTTTTGCCCGGTATGCGGGGTCTCGATTCCGTCTTAACGACGAAAAACGAGCCGCTTTTGGTAGCGAAGTGAGGATTTTAAACGATGATGAAATACTCGGGACAATTATAGATCCCGATGACATTTACAACGGTTAGGGGGGCATATGGCAGAGGCAGAAAAACAATCTAATCACCAAGCGGACGACGGTCAAATAGACTTGGAGTTCACAGAAGAGGCACAAGAAGTCACTCTGGAGGATGTGTCTGATGATGATTCATCCACTACTGAAGAGGTAGTTGAAGAAGAGAAATCATCCGATGACGAGTACAAACAATATAGCGAGTCAGTCCAGAAAAGAATCAATCAACTGACTAAAAGGGCCAGAGAGGCAGAACGTCAGCGGGAAGAAGCAGTCAGCTTTGCACAACAAGTGCAAGCAGAAAACCAAAACGTCAAAACCCGTCTAAACAACCTAGATAAAAGTTACATTGATGAATATGGCAACCGTGTTTCTTCCGAGCAACAACGAGCTAAAGAAGAGCTAAAATCTGCGATTGAAACTGGGGACACAGACCGACAGTTACAAGCTCAAGAAAAAATATCGCAGTTAGCCGTAGCGGCAGATCGTCACGCGCAAGCTAAAGCGCAGCGTGAGGTACAGTCTCAGCGGTTTGAACAAGAACAACAGGCGCAGGTTCAATATCAACCCGCACCAGAACAACAAAGACCAGATCCAAAAGCGGAAGCATGGGCAGAAACAAACCCGTGGTTCGGTCAGGATTCTGCGATGACCTTTGCAGCCTTTGGTATTCACAAAGAATTAGTGGAAACCCAGGGTATGGACGGAGCCAGCGATGAATACTATGATGTGCTGGACAAAAGAATGCGAGAGGAGTTTCCTCACAAGTTTCAACAAGAAACAGAAGAAGAAACAGCCCCTCGACGCACCACGCAAACGGTTGCGGGTGTATCTCGCCCTGGTAAGAAGGGGCGCGGCAGACAGGTTAAACTCACTCCGAGCCAAGTCACTATTGCCAAAAGATTAGGGGTGCCACTTGAAGAATACGCAAAATACGTGAGGGACTAATGACAGACATAGATAAAACAATCGACGCTATCAAGAAGACCTCTCGCGCAAAATCCACGAGAGAATCTACGGCTAGGCGTAAGCCGTGGTCTCCAAAGTCAAATTTAGATGCTCCCGACGCACCAGAGGGTTATAAGCATCGTTGGATACGTTTTGAAACCCGAGGCTTCGAAGATCAAGCCAATATTACGGGCAGAATGCGTGAAGGCTATGAGCTAGTCCGACGAGACGAGTACCCCGATTTTGAAGCCCCGACCATTGAGTCAGGCAAATACGAGGGAGTTTTTGGAGTTGGCGGATTGCTTCTCGCTAGAATTCCGCTAGAAACAGTTGAAGAAAGGACTGCCTATTTCAATTCGAAACATGCAGACCAAATAGAAGCCGTTGAAACGGATATACTTAGAGAGAATGCTCACTCAACCATGCGGATTGACAAACCAGAACGTCAATCTCGCGTAACTTTTGGTGGTCCTCGTAAGTAGGTAAGTTTTTAGGAGACTTAACACATGGCAAATCAAGAAACTGCTTACGGTCTACGTCCTATTGGACTTGTAGGAAGTGCCGTCAATTCTACGGGTGTAACGAAGTATGAAATTGCTTCAAACAACACCAACCCTATCTTCCAGTATAGCCTAGTCGTACCCACAGCAGCGGGTGTGATTGATCATGCTGGAGACACTGCTGGCGGTACTACTGCCGGTCTAGGTGTTTTGGTAGGCGTAGAATATGTAGACGATACTTCTAAGA